AGAAGTAATAGCATTAGTTATTTATATAGTAGCAGATACGGAAGATCATTTAAATAAACATTCTAAATAATGAAAAGGTTTTACATAATATATAATGATGACACCTCTGTAATACAGGGAACAATAGATTGTGATGAAGAAACATTTAAAAGAAGATTTATTCTTCCTTTAGGGAAAGATGTATATTCCTATCAATTAAGGGATGTACAAGAACCTCCAAAGGAAGAATTGACATTAGAGACATTAAACCAAATAACATTATGAAAATAGGTATTATTATAACTTTATTAGTTATATCCTTAATTGAATATACAATAATAGGTACATCAGGAAATGTAGACGAAATCAAAAGAAGAGCACCTTTAGAATGTCCGTATAGAGGTTGGAAAATATTAAGATATGAAGGTTATCAATATGATTCTTGGGGAAGACATGGAGGAGTAGTATGGTATCACGTAGCAAATATAGATAATCCTAATATTCAATATAGGGTAGCTATTGCTCTATGGAATGATGAGTTACAATATTATTACGGAAAACCTGAACAATTAAGCAGAGTGGAAATAGATATTAAAAATTCCCCAAAATGAATAAAATAATAAATTTCATCAATAGAACAAGACATCAAATATATTTAGCCTTTATAATGCTTAGAAATAGATATAAAAAGGTTAAATTCCATATATACATACATTGCGGTATGTTCTATGGCTGGTTTGAAGTGGAAAAACAATATAAAAAACTAAAATATGCTTAAAATATCATTTTATCTACTATTAACATTAATATTTATATATACAGATATATGGATATTCAATCATATAAACGTATGGGTGTCTATAGGAACTCTCATATTTGCATTTTTTACAATCTTATTAATAAATAACCAAAAAACAAAACAATGAAAAACTTATTATTCTTATTATTCTCGATCATTTTATTTTCCTGTGAACGAGTGGCTCCTAATTATTATGGAGTTTTAATGGAAAGTTATGGTAAAAACGGTAAATCAGACTATTCTCGACAGCAAGGTAAAGTAAATACAATGGGTCCAGGTACAGAATTATTTCAAGTACCAGCATTTGAACAACGTGGAAAATTTAATGATGAAGGATTAGAGCTAAAAGCAGCAGATAATACGAAATTTACAGCACATCCCTTATATTCTTATAAAGTTATAGAAACAAGCGCTGTAGATGTAGTATTTCAGAATGCTAGATTGGGGGCAGGAAATGAATTTATGAGAAATCTAGAAGATAATATCTTAGAACCTCATATTTACGATCTTATTAAAGAACAATCTCGCAAATATCCTACAGATACATTAATGGCAACTGGGGGATCATTAAAATTTGAACATAGATGTGAAGCTATAATTAAAGAAGCTTTTGATAAGGCAGGATTGGAATTAATTACTTTCAGTGCTAATCTTGAATTCAGTGAAAAGGTTACATCTAAAATTGATAATAGAAACGAAGTAAATACTAATATTTCTGTTTTAGATCAACAAATTCTTGAACAAAGAAAGAGAAATGAATTAGAAGCCCTAAAAACGGAGCAGAATTTAATAAAAAGCAGAGGTATCACCCCTAGTCTATTACAATTAGAATTCATAGAAAAATGGGATGGTCATACACCTTTATATGGAAATATTCCTATTACATTAATGAAACAACCTTAATAAAATGGCAACAAAACCAAAGAAAACAGCAGCTAAAAAAGCTTTAAAAAAGAAGCTTACAAAATCACAAATGCGTGTAGCTGTAGCAAAAGATGCTTTAAAACAGATAGAATTAGAGAAATACAAAGCTTGCTCAGGAGTTTATGTAGATTATGAATTAGAAGATAGAATTCATGAATCAGAACCTAATAGTCAAGTACAAGATATTATTAAAAAATATACAAAACCTTGTGAGGTGTGTGCTCGTGGAGCCTTATTATTAAGTTCTATACGTAAATTTAATGATGTAACTGTTTCCAAATATAAAAAGAAATGGGAATCTAAATCTAAACAGATATTCTCCAAACAAACTTTAAGTCTAGCTGAAATAGCATTTGAAGAATGGACTAAACTAAATCTTACTTCAATTGAAATATCAGCAAATCTATTTGGGCGTAAATATGATAATGACGAAGATAGATTAAAAGCAATTCTAGAAAACATTGTAGCCAATAAAGGTGAATTTAAGCCATAATATGAAAACCACTAAAAAAGTACACAAAAGAAGCAAGAAAGTCTTAGCTAGGGTTCCTGAGAGGACTTTCCATGTAAGAGAACTTATTGTTGAAGAAAGCTATCCAGGAGGTCCTAAGACTAAAATTGAAAGAGTTTATGCTGTAGACGACTTCTGTAGCCACTAATCATGGAAACTATAATAGATGACTTTTTAGATGAGTTTAAAGATTGGTTAGGATATGGAAGAAAACCCATAAAAAGAATAAAAACTATGGAAATAAATGATTTAGCCATTGGAAAATGGTATGAAACCGTTCCTAATGGATATATGAAACCTTTAGTTCTTAAACATAATTGTTTAACTGCCGATAGTATATATCATGGAAGATTTATAGAAAAAAGTAATGTAGAGAACAATGATTGGTGGAAAACAGCTGTACTACTAACAGATTTAGAGGAAATTCAACAATTTTTACCAGAGAATCACGTAGATAATAAGAAGTCTAAAGAAGTAGAACTTGTTGTAGGACAATGGATAGAATTCAACAGTTATCAATCTAATGGAAGTAAAAATATAATAAAGATAAAGCAGATTCATGAGAATGGTGATATAAGTGGAAATCCTTGGTTACATCAAACTTACATGAATGGTTCTGGTACTTGGACAAAAGCTAATATGTTTAACATAAAATCTGCTTCTATGAAGGAGGTATATGAATATTTCCCTGAAGAACGTCCTAAAGAACAATCTATTGAATTTCCAAAAGATGGAAAATGTACTACATTAGACCAAAGACTATTAAAATATCTAGTAGCTAGACCATATACAAAAGTAGTGGGAAATGAGAAAAGAGAATCTGCTATAGGAGTTGCATGGAATTCAGGAAGTCATTGGTTTTATTTAGGTAGTTCTGAAAAACCTGAATATACATTAGCTCAATTAGAACCTTTCTTAAAAGACATTCCTATGGATAAACCAAAGGAATTAACATCTCTTCCTGAGAAATGGTGTATTAGAGCATTAAATAATGAGCAATTTTCTATTATTAAGCCTTATTTTCAAAAATTGAAATCTCACTATAAGGATTATATTGTATCTAGTCCAAATAATGGATGGAGTAATAGAGAAATTGATAATTATACTATAAACATAGATGTTTTTCTCAGAGATGGATACATAGAACTGACATTAGATCAGTTCCGTAAATGGGTGTTAAAAGAAGAAATTAAACAAGAAATTCCCATGAAAGAAGAATATTGGATAATTATTAGTAATGGAGAGGGAATGCATTCTGATGATAAGGGTAAATTAGTTATAAAGCTGGAAAATAAACCTTCTGGTAATATTTCTCATAATTATTATCCTAGTGGCTATTATTTCAAATTTCTAGATGATGTGGAGTATTCTACTAGAGAAGGTTCTGATTTATATGGAAATTGTGGCGTAAGGATGATTAGGAAAGCCACTCCAGAGGAAATAGAGAAACTTCTATATATCAAGAAAGAAGAGAATCTTGTAGGGAGATATTTGAAAGCCTTAAAAGATAGACCTCAGTCAATAAGAACTATGAAAAAAGGGGACTTTCTACTAATTACTATATGGTATCCCTCAAATACAGGAACTGGTGAATTTCAAGGAAAGAAATGGTCATGGGATTTACCATATGAAGATACGTGGGAACTTATGCCACAAGGTTTCATTCCTCCTATAAATCTAGAAAAACAAGAACAGGGATTTATTATTGGAGACATCATAACGGATGAAGAAGTATTCTTTGAATATAAAGGATTAGGTACATTAAGTTCTTTATCTACTAGTGGATTTAGAATAAGTACTTCTGTTTGGACTCGTGAAAATCAATTTTCTTTTAAAAAAGAGAAGTTGAGGAAATGTACAGAAGAAGAAACTAGATGGTATAACAAATGTAAAGAAGCTAGTAAATTCATTCCTAAGGAAGAAGCTTTGAAATCTGAGAAAATTGTAGAAACATATAATGTAGGAGACTGGGTGGTAATTTCTAAATGGCCTGGAATATGGACTCCCTTAGCGGGAGGAGAATATCCAGCAGATGCTAAATATCCTCTTACTGTTCAAATCAAAAAGATTCAGGATGGAAAAGACTATAAAGCTATGTTTGATGGAAAATATGGACACTGTCTAACAGATTTAATCAAACAGAATGCTATTCGTAAGGCTTCTCTTAATGAAATCCCTGTACAAAATACACCAATTATGAGTAAATTTAAAATAGGTGATGAAGTAGAGCTGGTACATAGTAACTATTTTACTGATTATGATGGAATACCTAGGGATAAAATTAGACATGGAAGTCAACCTAGAGTAGGAGATAAGGGAAAAATAGTAGAATTTTATGATAAATATTATATTGTAGATTTACCTAATTCTAAATTGGGATATGAAGAATCTTCTTTAAAACTTGTAAATACGTCTTCTGTTATTCCTGAATATGTAGAATGTTTGTCATGGGCTGGATATTCTCATAAAGCTGGTAAAATATATAAAGTTACCAATGAATTCATTGATTGTGAAAAAGAAGGAAGTCCTACTAAATGGGAAAATTCTAATAATTGGAGAGTTAGTACATATTCTGCATATATGGCTCAACAAGAGATTCTAAACAAAGGAAGTATTTTGGAAGAAGCCAGAAAGAAATATCCCATAGGAACTAAATTTATTTGTGTTCATCTTAGACAAGAGAAAATAGTAAATGAGTATATTGATAATTATCTCTCTTTTGGATGTATTAGGAGTAATGGGGGAGGTTCTTGTTTATATGATAAAAACATAGGGTGGGCTATAATAGTAGAAACTCCTGCATTTAATCAAAAAGAACTCCTTTTACAAGAAGCCAAACTTAAATATCCTCCTGGTACTAAATTTGAATCACCAAGTGGAGATATATTCACTGTATCGGACAAAAAAGATCCATATATAAATGATTTTGCTCCTAATATTATATGGAATGGTGATGGTTTAGGTAGAATTTATAATGAAGGAAAATGGAGTAGAATACTAGAATCTCCAAAATATGTAGCAGGAATAGATCCTTATGAAGGAGCAAAGGTATTTCCATATAGAATGGAAGAAAGCCATCCTATTAATGTAGAACTTCTCAGTCCAAGAAAAGAGGCAAAAATTGACACCTCTGTAAATAAAGTCAGTTCAGTGAAAACAGAACTTTTAAAACGTAGTAAAGTAGTGTATTTTTAATCAAATTTTAACAATTAACAATTTAAACAAAAACAATTATGAACACAGTAAAATCATTCGTAAAACAATTCGTAGCAGTTATCAAGGGAGACGATGCTGAAGCACAAGCTCAAAAAGTGCTTCGTCAAGCAGATAGTGCTCTAAAGAGTCAAATCGCCTCTTTAACAGGTGATACCATCACTTTTGAAGATAATGTGATAGCAGCTAAAGAAAGGCAAGTATTGGCTTCTGTAAACAATGGAAAGCCTATTACTAGCCGTGAGACTTATGTACAAGGTCTTCTTTATGCTAAAAATGATGTAACTTCAGCTGAAGAAGCGTTGGATAAGCATTTGGAGAAAATTGCTTTCCTAGAGGCTCAATTGAAAGCATTAGGAGAAGAAGAAACTGCTTAGTATTTATTAAAAGGGAGAAAAATTTCTCCCTTTTTTCATTTAAATTTAAACAAAAAATTTGTAATTCTCAAATATTCATGTTACATTTGTGCAATAATAGCACATAATGGAAACAAAACCTCATTTTAATAGAAAATATTCACTAAATGAATGTTATTTTGAAAATATTGATTCTGAAGACAAAGCTTATTTCTTAGGATTGTTATATGCTGATGGGAGCTTAAATCCTAATAACTCTACTATTAGAATTATGTTACAAGAAAGAGATATTGATATTTTAAAGAAATTTCAATCTTGTATAAATTCCAATAGACCAATGAGATATATTATTACTCCTAAATCTCATCAACAAAATTGTTATAGTGTAGATACATCTAGTGGAAAAATGATGATTGATTTACAAAAACAAGGATGTTTTATTAATAAGACTTATATATTGAAATTTCCAACAGAGGGACAAGTGCCTAATAATTTGATTCACCACTTCATTAGAGGATATTTTGATGGGGATGGATGTATAAATTTACATACTAAATCATCAACATTCAGTATAATAGGAACTTTAGATTTCCTAATAGAATTACAAAAAATTATAATTAGAGAATGCGGACTAAATTTTACAAAAATACCTCCCAAGCATAAGACTAATAATATTATTTGTTATCTGAGGTATTCAGGAAATGTATCAAATTTTAAAATTAGAGAATTTTTATATAAAGATGCTACAATTTATCTACAAAGAAAGAAAGACAAATTTGATAAAATTGTACCAAAAAAGAAAGTAAGACAATCTAATTGCTAGTGCTTAGAAAGATGAACTAGATACATAAAGGCTTAATTAAACTGACTTTATGTAAATTAAGAGACAAAGGGGCTATATTCACCGTGTAAAGTGGAACAAGATTTACGCTACTTGGAAATTTCAAAAATTCCTTGTACCTTTGTCTCTTTCTTATTTTTAAACTTAATAAAATTATGAAGAAATTATGTATTATTTTATTGTTATTATTTGCATATTTTCCTGCAAAAGAAGCTCCTGTAGAGAATAATCATGTAAAATTAGTAAAAAAGGCTGATTTCAAGCAATCTTTCAAATATATTTTGTCTTTGGAAGGTTGGTATGCAAATGTTGAACATGATAAAGGAAAAGAGACATATGCGGGTATAAGTCGATTTTACTATCCTTTTTGGCAAGGCTGGCAATATTTAGACAAATATAAATGGCAACATGGAGGTAAAATAGCGTGGAATACACATATTCCTGATAAAATGCTAGATTTTTATGTACAGGACTTCTATTTGGACATTTGGGTGAAGGAAAAATGGTATGATTTAAATGACCAAAAGGTAACAAATCACACCATAGATTTGCGTATAAATGGAACTCCAGGGGTAAGAATTATAAAAAGAACATTAAATGACTTAGGATGGAAACTAAATGTTAACAATAATATGGATAGTCTAACCATTTCATACATCAATAAATCGAATAAATACGTATATTTGCGTAAATTAAAGCAGAGAAGAGAGGTTTTTTATTATAACATTGTAAAAAGAGACTCTACACAGAAGAAATTTCTGTCAAATTGGCTTTCAAGATCCTCAATTTAAACCACTATGAATGAACTAGAAAAACAAATATTAGAACTTATAGAGGATAATTTTAGTTGCAAATGTAGTGATTTGACATGCAACGCAAAGGGAACTACTCACAAAGCATCTATAGCTATTTCCAAGTTCTTCCTTGAGGAAATAAAAGAGGCGTACAATGAAGGATATGGATCGGGAGCAAATAGAAAAGCTATCACATCCGATGACTACCTAAAATCAAAATATAAAATTTAAGACAATGGAATTTAGCAAGCCTGATTCAAGTTATAATCCAATCTACATGGAAAAGGTAAAAAGAAAGGATTTTATAAAAAGTATTGCCAGAAAGCATTTCGATAAAATTGGAATAGCATGGGATAGTAAATATGCCCAAACTACAATTAATGCAATGATTGAACTGGATAACTTTAATCACCATCAAGAGAGATAATATGGAATCAGCCGAAGAGATTTTAAAATCAATTCCTTATGGAAATGGAACAAAATGGATAGCAAAAGAAGTAGCAATCTTAGCCATCAACGCAGCCCGTAAAGAAGCAATAGAAGAATGCGTTATGATAGCAACCGAAGGAGCAAATGAAATACTAAAACTAATTGACGAATTGAAGTAACCCCTTTAAAACAAATACCATGAAAACAGAAGATATAGAAAAGCATTTTTATGAGTTGGGTAAAAAGGTAGGACACTCTAAATTTAATGTGGAGTCTTTTATTTATGGATTCCTTTTAGGATTGGAAATATCATCATTGATTTATATTCTATATGCAAAGTAAAATTTGAAAGTAAATTGGCTTGGAGTATGAAAACAAAAAAGAAATATGTTTGGTTTTGGTATAGCGCAGGGCATCTTCAAAGGGTTGAATTTATAAGATGGTGTAAAACTAAAATGTCTACAGGAAGAGAAGATAATAATAAAATTGGAATTGGTGCCGTGGTAAAAAGCGATTGGCTATTTAAAGTTCATGGAGGGACAAGGCAACAAGCAATATTAACTCCATACACTGAATTATATAGAACGCACAGCTCAGGCATGAATCATAGAAATGCAATTAAGAGACCTTCATTATGATACAAGTAAAATACAACGACCAAAAATGGTGCGTACTCCATCAAGGAGTATGGATAGAGGCTTCAGAAAAGGATTGGGATGAAATTGCAAGATGGGCACATTCAGTTGATGAGTGGGATTTACTATATCACGAATGGCTCCCAACTCCCGATCAAATCTATTCACTTCCTGATGAAGTGGAATTTGAGATTAAGAGTGAAGTAGAAAGTTGCATGTGTGTTGACTATTGCCCTCACGGAATGTCTCACGATAATTGTAAAACAACAAAACGAACTAAGCAAGTAGCTCACTTAAAGGATAGTGAGCCTAAGAAAGAAGAACCACATCCTTTTGATGGAAGCTGCGAATTACCTACTCTTGATGAAGCTATTCAAGAGTTAGCTAATAAAATTGAGAGAAGATGAAGAGAAACTAAAAATGTACATGAGCTTACCAAAGGAGGAGATAGCTAAAATGCTACTTGAATGCAATAAATATTTTGACGGAAAGCCTCTACAAGTTACTAATTTGAAAGACTCGCAGAGCGAGATAGAATCGCTCTGTGAGAGAGAACAAAATCATTATGAAATCATAGCAGAATATAACAGGAAACTTTTTGCTGCTGAATCGAAAATCACAGAACTCGAAAGCAAATTAGCTACTTTAAATCCCAAGAAATGAACAAAAAATTCAAAGAAATATTGAAATATCTCCTTTATATAGGAATTACAGTGTTTTTTGCTATTCTTTTATGGTTCTATTATACATTATATTCATTATTTAAGACATTTTATTGGATTTAGTTTTAATTGTTTACAAAAAGAAAGAGGAGGAGTTGAAAAACTTCTCCTTTTTTATTAATTTTACATTATGAAAATAGATATATATGAATTCCTTGAGGATTATGATTCCTCAGAACTATCAGAACAAGAATGGGAAGAAACAATGATGGATGCTTTAGCTGAATATCATGTTCTCTATCCAGATGTTCCTGAAATGAAGTTTAAGAATAGAATTTCTAATTATAAATCCTGGAAAAGGGAGAAATATGCACCAGAACAATAGTCATGACTACTTTGCAATCCTTGCGAATATTACACTTTATCAATCAAAAACATGGTAAATAATTTAGAACTTATAAAACCTCTCTTAATATTCCCAAATAAGGATAATTTCTATTTTACACAGATTATACAACGTAAGAAAGATCAGAAGTCAAGAAACTAGAGATAGAATTAAGGAATCTATTAAAAATAGAATATCTGAAGTAAAATTAAATTTTCAAATGGCTGAACTTATTAGAAAAGAATATAATGAAGGAAAAATTTCACAATATAGATTAGCTAAAAAGTTCAATGTTTCTAGAACATGTATCCGGACTATTATTCTTAGAAAAATATGGACAGGAATAGATAGAAGATTTAAAAACTGATAATCATGTATTTGAACAAGAGAGTAGAAGTAAAAATACCAGAAAGAGGGAATAATGGAAAGCTTAATGGAAAATTCACTACTATTGTAGGAATTTGTCAATTAGAACCACAGAGTAATGAAAAATTAGGTGTAGCTTTGCAGACAGTAGTAGATAGAATGCCTGTCACATTAAATAACTTAAATGATATTAAAATACTATGAAAAAATATTTAGTAACAGTAGGAGATACTAATGATGGTGATTATGACACCAAAATTAAAGAAATAACAGACGAACAGATAGAGAAATTTAAACCCATCATAGAAGCAATCAAAGCATATGAAGGAGACTATAATTTCTTAACGGGAGAAGTGGCTCAAGATCAGGATGAAGATAATGCAGAAATATTATACGGAAATATTGAAGGATTTAAAGAATTTAAATATTTTGTTCCAAATGGAGACCCTAATTACAGTGGTATACATACATTAGAATCTATTAAACTATTAGTTGTACAAGAAGAAACACAATTGTTATGAACAGCTGGTTCACTTCTGACACTCATTATGGACATAAAAACATAGTGAGAGGAACATCTGAATGGGAAAATAAAGATAATGCTCAAAGAGTGAGAGACTTTGATACTATGGAGGAACATAATGATGCCCTTGTAAAGAGTATTAATTCTGTAGTGAAAGAAGATGATGAATTATGGCATTTAGGCGATTGGAGCTTCGGAGGGAAGGATAATATCAAGATATTCAGAGATAGGTTGAAATGTAAAAATATCCACCTTATATTTGGTAATCATGATCAACATATAGAACCCTTGAATTCTCTATATAGGGAATTATTTAAAAGTTGTCAATATGTTAAAAATCTATCATTCAAAAAAGATGGTATAAAAACAAATCTATTTCTATCTCATTATAGCCATCAAGTTTGGGCAAAATCAAATCATGACACAATTCATTTATTTGGACATTCACACGGATCGCTGAAAGGTATAGGAAAATCAATGGATGTAGGAGTCGATACAAATAATTTATATCCATATCATCTTGAAGAAATTATTTATATTATGAAGGATATTTCAGTAGAATTTATCGATCACCATAACATTTTGACCAATTAGTTTGGAATATTTAACATTTTTACATATATTTGTAAGGTCAAAATTATAAATATATGTTAAAGAAATGTTGTATATGTGAATTAGACTTTCCTTCCACAATAGAGTTTTTCCATCGTAGAAAATCATCCATAGATGGACTTAGATGTGATTGTAAGTCATGTAGAAAAGAAAAAAAGAAGAAAGATTATAGTAAACCTTTAAAAAAGTGTTCAAATTGTAATATTGAAAAACCTAATACGAATGAATATTTTCATATAAAAAATGGGGGATTAAGAGCTAGAAATAGATCTCTTTGTAAAGAATGTCATAAAAGATGGTGTAGAAAGAATCATTTATTGAAAAAGTATAAAATAAGTGAAGAGGATTATGATAATTTATATAAAGAACAAGAAGGAAAATGTAAGATTTGTAACGTTCATTATAATTCTCTAGTTATAGATCATAATCATAATACAAATCAAGTTAGGTCTTTATTATGTGATAATTGTAATACAGGGATTGGTATGTTAAAAGAAAATATAGAGATTATGAAAAGTGCGATAGAATATTTAAAGTATCATAATACAAAAACTAATTAAAAAAACAAAATTATGGGAAAATTTAGATTAAATAGAGAACAATTTAATAAATGGCTTAGAGCCTTGAAATCAGGGAAATATAAACAGACAATAGGAACTTTGAATGATAGAAAAGGGTATTGTTGTTTAGGAGTAGCTTGTAAGGTTATTATTCCGAAAGAAAAATTGCAATATGAAAAAGATTTTGATGATGAAGGAAACGAAACAAAAAGTGAATATCTCGAAGGATTACTGCCAGATGAACAAAAATATGCTCCTCAATGGCTTGTAGAAATAAATGATGATTTTGCAAACAGAAGTAAATTAAATAAACATTTATCTACATTAAACGATGAGGATAAATATTCATTTAAGCAAATAGCAGAAGTTTTAAAAGAAGCCTATCCAGAAAGGAAAAAGGCTAAAATGTCCACTAAAAAAGTGTTGAAAAAGAAGAAATAAATATTTAAAATAGTTTGTCATTATGACAATATTGATTTATCTTTGTAGAATGAAAACAAAAGGTAAATCAGGAGTTTATATCATTCAAAATATCATAAATCACAAAGTCTATATAGGTGCATCTAATAACACTTATAAAAGACTTTGTGATCATAAAATGTGGCTCCGTAAGAATAATCATGACAATATCCATCTACAGGCATCTTTTAACAAATATGGAGAAAAGAACTTTACATTTGAGATTTTAGAAGACTGTAATAGAGAATATATATTTTCACAGGAAAATTACTGGTGTAATTTGCTAAACTCTCATGATAGGAGATTTGGTTACAACATTGATCCCACTTCTCCTTATGGAAAAATGGCTGTTTCTAATGAAACCAAAGAAAGAATGTCTAAAGGAGCTGCAAAAAGAATAGTATATGTATATACTTTATATGGAGATTATTTTGGAGTTTTTACGGATTTATATAAATGCGGAAAATATTTTAGGACAGATGCTCCTAATATTCATAGGAAGATGAATATCACGCAAAATAAGAAGAATTTGATAGATTCTGAAATAAGCAAATATCTACTTGTTGATAAAGATATAGATATTTCTCATATAAAGAACAATTGAGATAATATATTTAATGAAATTAGGAATAGCTCTGGAAAATATAAGATATATGATTGTTTTGATAAATTTATAGGAAATATAGATTCCAGAAAACTCTCAGATTTACTAAAAGTAGATATATCTTCGGTATGTGGAGCATTTAGTAAGAAAAGATATATAAAATCCTTAAGAATAACTAAATAAATTATGAAACTTTGGAGAGATATTGATTTTAAGGTGCAGGTGAGTGATATTGAGACTCTAAAAGGAGCTACAATATTTGGGTTTAAGAATCCTGATACAGGACAAATGACAACTTTCGAGATAAGTAGAAGAAGAAATGATCTCTATAGCTTTGTGAAATTTTATGATAAAAGTAGTATAGATTATATTGTAGGATTCAATTTTAAGGGTTTTGATGCCCAAGTTATACAATATATCCTAGAAAACTATGAAAAATGGTGGAATAATACAAATATAGAAATTTGTAACATTATATATGTATTTGTTCAGGATTTGATAGATAATCAAAATTATAACTTAAGAGCGCCTTATTGGGAATCTCAATTTCTTTTACCTGTAATAGACGTATTCAATATCAATGGGTTAGATAATGAAGCGCGTAGAACATCTTTAAAATCGGCAGCTTTTCAAATAGACGGACAGGTGGAAGAAATGCCTATTCATCACAGTAGGGAAGATTTGACAGATGAAGAGATAGATAAGGTTATTAGTTATATGTATAATGATATAGAAGAAACCGAAAGACTTCTAAATATCACTATAGGTAATACTAAGATCAAGGGATATGAAAATAATAATCAATTAGAACTTAGAGTAGCTATTGAGGAAGAATTTGGTCTAAAATGCTTAAATTTCTCTGAAATTAAGATAGGGGAAGAGCTTTTGAAGCAAAAATATGCAGAAGCTTTAGGTAAGAGTGTAAAAGATATTCCCAGAAAAGGAACATTCAGGAAAGAAATAAAACTAAAGAATTGTCTACCTAAATACATCAAATTCCAAACAAAAGAATTACAAGATCTTCACAAGCTTGTAGTAGGGACATCTGTAAAAATGAATGATAAATTTGAGAATAAATTCAAATTTTATAACACAGAATATGTACAAGGTCTGGGAGGATTACACGCAGATAACTCTGATGAAATATGGGAGGCTAAAGATGATTATCTACTTCATGATGACGATGTAGCAAGTTATTATCCAGCTATAGTGGTAAATAATAACTATTTTCCATACCATTTAGGTAAGGAAATATTGAATGTATATAAGGAGCTTTATTTAAAAAGACTAGAATTAAAACCTTTAGCTAAGAAGGACAAAAGAATAAAAGGCATTGTAGAGGCATATAAACTTATTCTAAATGTATGTTTTGGTAAGTTTGGATCTATGGAGTCTTGGCTATTTGATAAACAGACTCTATATTCAGTTACTCTTACTGGTCAATTTAGCCTTTTCATGCTAATAGAAATGTTTGAACTTGAAGGAATAAGAGTAATTTCAGCTAATAGTGATGGCGTGACCACATATTTTCATAAAGACAAATTAGAGAAAAAGAAGGAAATTGTTAAAAAATGGCAAGAAATCACCAATTATCAGGTAGAAACTGTAGAATTTAAGAAATTTGTATATTCTACAGTGAATGATTATATAGCCATAAAGACAGATGGAGAAGTGAAGACAAAAGGTGATATGGAAGATCAGCTTTTAATTCATAAAAATAAATCCAGAAATATTGTTCCTTTAGCTATAAAAGCCTATTATATAGATGGAATTTCTCCTGAAGAATTTATTCCTAAACATCAAAATATATACGATTTTTGTATTAGAGTCAAATCTTCTAAAGATTTTCACTATGAAGGAATATCAGAAGAGAATACAAATATATATAACAAACTTATACGTTATTATGTCTCTAAAGAAGGCGAAAAAATATATAAAATTAAGAATAAAGAGTGCCAAACTAATGCCGTAAGTAGTGCTCAGGTAGAAGCAGGAGAGTATTTAATGAAAGTGTGTAATTTTCTAGATGGAAATACTAAAGTAGAAGAAGCTGGAATAGATTTCTCCTATTATATAGATAAAACTAGAAAATTAATAGATAAAATAGCTCTACATGGAAGAAAAGCAGTGAAGAAACAACCAGAAAATCAATTAACTTTATTTTAATATGCAAGAAAAACAACAAAAATATCTATATTCTCTCAAGAATGGAGAGAAATTTATACATAACAATCATATTTACACCGTATATACACATGAAGGAAATATGTCAGAGGTATTTTCTCAGGGAAAGTGGTCTGCATGGCCTAATTGGAATGGTGTAAGTAATACGAAAGTAACACCTTATATCCCTCAATAATATGATGGTATTTATAATGATAATAATATTATGCTTCTTTCTTACGTTTGCTACAGAAAGGAGAAATAGGAATGATAATGATATATCAGGAGGAACTATATGAAAATAAATAGAGATAACCTATATCACCATTTATTGGAAAAACAGTTCACGTATATTGAGAAGACTTCGCTCGATGCTGCTTTTGAAAAAGATTGGATGGAAAAATGGACTATTTCTAAAGAAAAACATGAAGAATTTAAGAAGTATTTCCTATCTTTGGTGAAGAAAACACTCAAAATAAATAAAACCAAAGCACTTTCCAATTTTGAATGGTTTATAAAGAATCATGGAATTAATGTTAAATAATGGAAACATTAACAAATTTTGATTTTAAATTACATGTTAACCAGATTAGGAAACAGAGGGATATTTACAAACAAAAATATAAGAAGGATTTGAAAGAAATCTACTTGAAAATTAACATGGACAATTTAACAGATCATCAAGTGTATTTAATTCATTATATTCCTGTTATAGAGAAATTGACAAAAATTAAAATAAATATCTATGAATTACAAAAGAATTAAATACCCAGATGGACAAATAGGAGCAGAAATAGTGAATATAACACATCCTTATATAATAAATGAAAGAATTAACTCCTATGAGGACTTATTCTTTATAAAGAGTATATGTGATGCTTTAGACTTCGCTAATGTTAAAAATCGTCATTTAGTAATACCTTGTCTATTTGGACAAAGGAGTGATAGGAGATTTCTTCCTACAAACTCATTTGATTTAAAAATTATTGCAGATTTCATCAATTCCTGTGGATTCATGGATGTGAAGATATTTGATCCTCATTCTGATGTATCTTTGGCTCTAATTCATAATTCTAGCAAGGTTTCTCCTGTTGAGAAAATAGAACTAGCTATAAAGGATATAAATGAGGATATTATATTAATAAGTCCAGATGCAGGAGCTTATAAGAAAGTCTTTGAAATTGGTCAGAAATTCAATATGGAAGTGACAGCAGCAGTGAAGCATAGAGATTTAGCTGGAAAGATAGAGCTTAAGTTTATCGGAGATGTTAAAGGTAAAAACTGTCTTATTTTAGATGATTTATGTGATGGAGGGTATACATTTGTTATGCTGTCACAACAATTAAAAGACCAAGGAGCAAATAATATATATTTATATGTGAGTCATGGATATTTCAGTAAAGGATTTGATGAATTAAAGAAGAATATAAAGAAGATTTATTGTACTAATTCTGTAAAGGATGTAAATGATGAATTTGTAAAACAATTTAAAATAGTATGAAAAAAGACGAATATTTAGAAGAAAATGCATCTTTTAACAGGTTATTAACAGAATATGATAAATATAAATCTCTTACTATAGGATTTGATTTCGATGGAACTATTCATGATTATCATAAAACTGGAGCCACTTATGAGAGTACTATTCAACTATTAAAAGATTTGAAAGAAATTGGGTGTAAACTTGTATGTTGGACAGCTTATGAAGACTTAAAATACGTTAGGAAGTTTCTAGAAGATTGGAATATTCCATTTGATGGGATTAATGAAGGAGGAATTCCCCTACCTTGGGAAACTAAAAAACCCTTCTTTTCAGCTTTATTAGATGATAGAGCTGGATTAATACAAGTTTATTCAGAATTAAAATTATTAACAGAAACTATAAAATCAAGAACAAATGTTTAAACCAATTAGTTTATACTACACCGATGGTTATAAAGTCGGTCATAAGAGAATGTTAGCTCCAGGTACAGATTATTTAGCTGGTAGCTGGATACCTAGAACTATTAAATATGCTCCTAAGGGAATAGAGAAAATCACATCTTTTGGTCAGCAATTGACAATGAGATGGTTAAATGATGAATTTCGAGAGAATTTCTTCAATGTTCCTTTAGAAGCAGCTCAAAAGTTTGGTAAGGATATGAGTGCATATTTAATGCAACCTTATGATGCTAAACATTTTGAAGACTTGCATAAATTAGGATATTTACCTATTAAAGTGAAAGCTATTCCGGAGGGAATTGAAACTTTTCCTAATATACCACATATGACTTTCATTAATACTGTTAAGGGATATGCATGGTTAACTCTATATTTGGAAACAATTATTAGCTCATTAGCATGGAAACCTTCTACATCAGCTACAATTGCTCGTCAATATAAGAAAAATGCTATAAAATGGGTGACAAAAACTGATCCTTCTAATTTATGGCTTACAGATTTTATGTGTCATGATTTTAGTGCTAGAGGACTATCTCCTTGGGATATGTTATCTAGTGGACTTGGACATGCAACTAGTCATAAAGGCTCAGATACACTTATTATTATACCAGGAGCACGTTATTTCTATAATGAAGGGGAGGATGATATGCCTATTTTCTCTGTAAATGCTTCTGAACACTCTGTAAGCACCACTAAGATCTTCACTGTAGGTGAAAAACAAATGATTTTAGATTGGTTGAAAGAAATACCAGAAGGTATATTTTCAATGGTGGCAGATACATTCAGTTTATGGGAATTCATTCAATATTTAAAAGATCCAGAAGTTAAAACTGCTGTGTTAGCTAGAACTGGTAAATTAGTAGTTAGGCCAGATAGTGGTAATCCTGTAGATATTATTTGTGGATTAAATTCAAAGTATATTGGCAAAGAGTTTGAAGATTCAGATGGTGCTCAAAGACAAGAGTATTGGGTCACAAAAAGTGAAGCAGCTCATCCGTCATATAAAGGTGTAATAGAACTTCTTTGGGATATATTTGGAGGTACAGTGAATGAACAAGGATATAAAGTTCTTGATCCTCATATTGGAGCTATTTATGGAGATAGTATCAATATAGATAGACAGGTAGAAATCTATGAAAGATTAGCAGCTAAAGGATTTGCAGCCACAAATATCGTATTAGGTGTAGGAAGCTTTACTTATCAAATGAACACAAGAGATACTCTTGGCTTTGCTGCTAAAGGAACTTGGTTTCAAGCTAATGATAAAGAATACAATATTTACAAAGATCCAGTTACTGACGATGGTAGTAAGAAATCTTTAAAGGGATTATTGGCTGTTCTACAGGATGAAAAAGGAGAATATTATTGTAAAACTGAATGTACTCATGAAGAAGAGAATTCTGGAGTATTACAGACGATATTCCAAGATGGAAAATTTTTTAATCAAATAAGCTTAACAGAAATTAGAGCCAAAATCAACTAATTATGAGAAATGAAGACTATTTAGATGAAGAAGATGATTATTTTAGAGAACAAGCCTTTTTAGAAGCTGAAAGTGAATTGGAATATAAATGTTGGATGGAAGAACAGAGCCTTCTTAGAAGAGAGGCAAAGATTAGTGTAATGATGCACGATAAACTTGTAATTGAAAATGATAGAATTGAAGCTGAATCCTAGTCACTTAAATGAATTATTCAAAAAGGGGTATACACTAGAAATGGTGTATATCCTTAAAATGATAAAGAATGAAGGAGGACTAGCTATATGGGAGAACTATATAGAAGATGAGAATTATAGTCCAAAATGGCAAAATGTATTCAATACATTGGATAGAAAAGGACTTATATCATCTATGAAAATTACTAAGGATGGAGAAGAATTATTAGATTTTCTATCTACAGAGGGAGAATCTGTTAAATTAGTTAAAAAGAAGCCTTCTGATGATAATTTTGAGAAGTGGTGGAAAGCTTTTCCGAGCACAGACTCTTTTGATTATAAAGGAAGACATTTTTCTGGTACAAGGAGCTTGAAGGCTAAAAAGGAAGATTGTAAGGTTAAATTATATAAAATCCTCAATGAAGGAGAATATACAATAGATGAGATGGTGAAAGCTTTAGAATTAGAAATTAATCAAAAGAAAGAGGCATCTATTAAGTCAAATTCCAACAAACTTAGCTTTTTTCAAAATTCAATGACTTATTTGAATAATTTCACTCATGAGAGTTTTATAGAATTAATTAGGAAAGGAGAGAAAGTGAAAGAAGGAACAATACAATCTAACGAAACATTTATATGAAGCTATATGATAATTTAATGACTGAAGTAGAAAAGGGAATGAATGGTAAAAATGGTAGTATTCCCTTTCCTATAGCTAAATTAGATGAATATTTGGATATTGCTAAAAATACGAATTATCTTTTAGTAGGAGATACTGGAGCCGGAAAAACCACTGTAGCTCATGATTTAATCTTAAATATCTTGGATTGGTATTATGATAACAAAACAGAAGATTTAAAACTTTCTGTTATATATTTTGGAATGGAAAGAAAACAGTATAATTATTCTGCTAAATGGGTAAGTAGAATGATATTCAAAAATGAAGGCATTTATATTCCTGTTAGAAAGATACTGGGAAGATTAAGAAAAAGAGATGAAAAAGGAAGACTTTCTAAAGAGTATGATTTACTAACCCCAGATGAATTATCTGCTGTAAAATCTTATGCTAAAATATTTAACAAATGGGAAGAAGATGAAACTTTTATATGTATAGAGGGAACTCATAACCCTACTGGTTTAAAGATCTATATTGATAATTTTGCCAAAAAACATGGAGTATTATCAGCTAGAGAAGAAGGACCATTAGGTAAACAAGTGTATACACCTAATCATCCTAATCATATTGTTTTAATAGTAACTGATTATGTAGGGGTATTAGATAAAGAAAAAGATGATCAAGGTGTAAAAAAGAACAGATTAGATATATACTCATCTATACAAAGGAGAAATAGGGATTTATATGGGTTTTCTCCTATTAATATTCAACAATTATCAAGACAAGTGGGGGATAGTTCCAGAATTAAGCTAAATGATGTGAAACCTAAACTTACTGACATCGCTGATACCTCAGAATTAGCTAGAGATGCAGATGTTGTATTAGCTATCTTCGAGGCCTATAGATACCTTCCTGAAGACACAGAAACTGATTTAATTGGTTATAATTTAAGGAAATTAAAAGATAATAAAGGGTATAAGTATTACAGAACTTTACATATACTCAAATCATCTTTTGATGGAGACGGGATAACAATGGGGTGTGCTTTTCATCCAATGACAGGTATTATTCTTCCTATGCCTAAACCTCCAAAAGATATGACAGATCAAGATTATGAATCAATTACAAACCAAACTCACTTTTTATCATGAATCGAGAACAATACATTAAAGCCAGAGAAGAGAATTCCATAGAAATCATGTATATGTACTATAAGGAGTTTTTTGACAAGAAAATACATAATCCTTTCTTAGAATTTGATAAATTTGTAGAATGTATACAGCTCTATCCCCTTGTACAGCAAGCTTTTGCTACCTCTACGGCTTATTATGATGCTAAATTCAATATACTCAAATTACCTTTAAAAGATAAAATATTATTCATATGAGAAATATAGAAAAAGAATTAAAAGATGAACTAGATGTTAAATTTAAGCTCTATTTCGATAAACTTTTAATATATACAAAAAAGAACGGAATAGACACTATATTTGGAGATTGGAATGTCACTTTCAGTAAAGAAGGTAAAGATTTGCATATTTCTTATAATTATCTATATAGACAATCTGGAATATCTAGAGTACATAAGGAAATTAGTGAGAGTGCAATTGAACTAGTAGATGTTACAGATGAAATGTTCTATAATAACTATGTTAAAACAGTTATAGACTTAAACTTTATAAAGAAATGACAATATTATGGATATTACTTTACATACTAGGATTTGTAATTGTATGGGAAATTGATAGAAAATCCTTTAGAAGGAGTGAGAATGCTAATCTTCCAGATAATATAAGGAAAAGAATTATTATCTCCTTGTTTTCATGGGTGATATTAATTGCTTTGTTGTTTATTTCTTTGTATGATTGGTGTTTTAGTAAAAAATGATATATGAAATGACCAAAAGAAAATAAATATCAATAGATATTTGCATTTATGGATGAGATTTGGTAATATTGTATCTTATTTTTAAAAGCAAATGACTAATAAAGAAATAAAAGAGAAAGAAAAAAGGCAAAAAATTGCTGAAAAACTAAAAGAAACTAACAATTTCAAGAGAATATCACAAGAATTAAATGTATGTGAATGGTTAGTCAGCAAAGTAGCTAAATCTATAGGAGTAGAAAATAGATTATCTAGAGTTAAAAATTCAATTCCTGATATGGAAAGATTATTTAACGAAGGTTATAACATAACCGATATTGGTAAAAAACTAGATATTAAATATAATGTAGTAGGTAAATATCTACGAAAATTGGGTTATAAATATTCCTATTGTAATAAAAAGTCGATAAATTCTAAAGTTTTTGAGAAAATAGATACAGAAGAAAAAGCTTATTGGTTAGGATTTATTTATGCTGATGGTTGTATAACAAGGAACAATACTTTTGAAATAACTTTACAAGAACAAGATTTATTTCATTTACAGAAACTTAAGATATTCTTATCATATGAAGGTGAAATAAAATATAAATCGAAAGTAAAGGCACATAGACTTATGTTCGGAGATACAAAAATTTACAACGACTTAAATAAACTAGGGTGTACCCCTAGGAAATCTTTAACTCTAAAATTTCCTACAGAAAGTCAAGTTCCTATAAATCTAATTAAACATTTCATCAGAGGATACTTTGATGGAGATGGGTCAATTCATCTAGTACATGGAAAAACTAGTAATACATACAATGCAAATTGTAGTATATTAGGAACATTTGATTTTTTGAATAAATTGAAAAAAGTATTAGAGAATAATGAAGTAAATAATGTATCTAAGATAAGAGAAACTACAAGTAGGGCTTTCTCTCTAAATGTATTTTCAAGCATACATAAACCTAATTTTTTAAATTTTTTGTATAAAGATGCTAATATTTATTTGGAAAGAAAGTATGAAAGATATAAAAAGATATTTTACAATAGATAAAAATGACAACAAATCAAGACGTATTACAAAAAGAAATAGTTGAAAATGCCTTAACTTTCTATAAAAACAACAAATATGGATTCTTAAATGTTTCCATGAGGGTTGGTAAAAGTAAAATGGCACTGGAAATACTAAACTTATTATATTCTCATCCTTGTAAAATGTTATTATGCTATCCAGAGAACACACTAATGGGAAACTGGGAGAGGGAAATGGTTAAATGGAATTACTCTAATCCTAATGTAATATTCTGCAATTTTAGCTCTTTACACAAATATAAAGATGAGAAGTTTGAATTTATTCTTATAGATGAAATGCATTCTGCTTCTGATATGGAAAGAGACTATTGTCACCAGATAATGACAAATGATAAGGAAACATTAGTATTAGCCTTATCAGGAACTATAAGTAAAGAAACAGAAGGAAAATGGGGACTTAAAGAAATAGCTAAATATTCCCTAGGACAGGCTATAGACGATAATATCATTGCTGATTATGAAATAGAGGTACACTTCGTAGAGCTGGATAATTTATTCAAAACTCCTAATAAGAAAGGGAAGCTTTTAACAGAGAAGCAGAAATATGATAATTTGTCCTATGTTATACAACAAATGAAATATAAAGGTCAGAATTTCATGCATTTAGCTCTTTCTAGGAATAGATTATCTCTATCCTCTATAGGGAAAATGAAACATTTAAAGAAACTCCTTCTCCAATTACAAGATAAAAGAATATTGATATTCACAGGATTATCAGAAGTTGCAGACAGTATAGGTATATCTTCCTATCATTCAAAGAGTGAAAATGATGAAAATTTACAGAAATTCCAGAGAGGAGAAATCAATCATCTTGCTCTAGTGGAGAAGGGAAAAACAGGATTATCTTACAAGAACTTGGATTGTGTAATTCTCTTGAATTTCACATATAATTCAGAGAATAGTGCTCAATCCATATCAAGATCCTTGGAATTAGATTATTCTGGAAAGAAAGCTAAAATATTCATTTTAGCTATTAATGAAAAGCCAGAAATAAAGAAAATAAAAGAATCCCTTTCAATGTTAGACAGTTCAAAAATTAAATATATATGATAGAAAAAACTGAAGAAAAAGAAATAGTAAGGGAAGAAATCATAGGAACTCTAAAACTCATAGATTTCACCACAACAGTGACAGAGATTAGATGTGATGAATGTAACAAAATAGACAAGAGTTATATGGATGAATGGGAGGCAGCAGAAGCCTTTTTAGACAGAGGATGGGATGTTATAGGAAAAAAATGTTTGTGCGAAATTTGCATAGGTAAATTAAAATAGGTACATTTGTATGCGAAAAATAGATGATATTATTAAGGATATTTCTAATGTTTCTAACAATTTAAAATGGAAAGACATAGAGAATTTTTGCACACAAAAAGGCTTTATAATTAGTCCATCTAAAAAGGGATATAAAGTGTATATAAAAGATAGTGTATGGAGTGTACATTTGGAACATAGAACATCAAATGAGCTAAAATACGGAATTATAAGAGAATTAAGGAAAATATTAATTAAAGAAAAAGTTATATGAGTTATGTATTGTTATTTTTTGTGACAATTCTTCAAAATGGGAGTTTCACATTAGTAAGTAGAGCTAGAAATAGCTCAAGTATTGTATTCCATGCACTAGCTAGTGTGCTATCAAATGGAATATGGTTTATAGTGGTAAGGCAAGTAGTGCAACCAAATGCTAATACCTGGCTATTAGGAATCACATATACAGCAGGGGCTGTTAGTGGATCAATTTTAATGCATTATATTTCAATGAATTACTTAGAAAAATGGTTCAAAGCTAAACAACAAAAATAATGATAGAAACAAAACTAGAAAGCAAAAAAGAAGAATTCAATGAATTTTCATTTCCTACAGAAAAGAGTATTCCAGATACAGAGATGAAGAGTTGCGTACTTTATGGTCTCCCTAAATGTGGCAAGACTACAGTGCTAACAACTTTACCTAATTGTCTTATTATAGATACAGAGAATGGATCTGATAAGGTAAGTGGTCTTATTAAAAAGGTTCCTAATGATAAAGGACCTGTAGGTAAAATGCAATGGTTAGATAGATTTGCAGATGAGCTTATTAAAGCAGATAAACCTTATGACTATGTAGCTATTGATACATTTACAGAAATTAATGAATGGGCAGAGTGGTCAGGAACGTATAAATACATGTCTACAACATTAGGAAAATCTTTCAATAGAGAGAAAGATGTATTAGGAAATCCTATTAAAGGAGGAACAATGTTAAAACCTAGCGATAATGATTATCAAAGTGTTCATACCCTCGCTGATGGTTATGGATATAGGTGGTCTAGGGAAGAAACTATGAAATTATTTGAAAAATACATGAAAGTAGCTAAAAAGTGTGTATTTTTCGTATGTCATGTAGAAGATAAATTTGTAGGAGGGGGAGATACAAGAATAAAACTGAAAGAAGAGGTTGCTCCTAAACAGATTTCTTTAACTGGTAAGATTAAAGATATTATTCCTCGTAAAGTAGATGCTATCGGTTATGTATATAACGAAGATGGTAAGATTAAAGTGAATTTTACAGGTTCAGAAGAAAGAGTAGGAGGTAATAGATGTCCTCATTTAAGAGGATATAATGATGTTTTAGACTGGAGTAAAATATTCCTAAAATGATACTTATAGGAAGTAAAGCTATAAAACATTGGTTTCCTGATTTTCCTAGAGAACCAAAAGATACAGATTATATCATAGATAGTAACGAATCAAAAAAAGGATTCACTTTACAGAAAAACGAAGGAAAAACAGAATATTTATATAATCCTATACTACATGAGTATAATTATGGGTTTCCTATATGTATGCCAAATAACTTATATACTCTTAAAATGTCACATTTATTTTGGGATTTAAATTGGGAAAAGCATGAATGGGATGCTACATGGTTAAGAGAGAAAGGATGTTCATTAAACAGACCTTTATTCGACAAATTATATAATTATTTCAATATTCTACATGGAAAGAATAAAAGAAGTGATTTAAAAATGTCAGCTTCTGATTTCTTTGATAATGCTTTAACTTGCCCATATGACCATGATTGGTTACATACACTATTAAATCCAATTCCTACATTCAATAAAGTATTAAAAGATGGAATGGAGGTAGAAGTAGACGAAGAAAAGTTTAATTCATTATCTAAAGAAGAAAAAGAAGCATTGGTAAGAGAAGAAGTAGAAATAATGGCATTTGAAAGATGGCCTAATATAGACCATAGAGCAGCATATGGAAGAATGTTAAAGAAATTTATAATTTCCCATGCTCCCATGTGGGAAGCTATTTGGATTCTAGAAAATTATAAATATCTTTGTATGCCAAAACATAATTTTATTAAGTATTTAAATGAAAAAATCAATGAAAGAGGAATCAATATTATTAAAAGATCTTCAAGATTTGTTGAAGAACAAGTCTAAGTATAAGATGCAGGAAGTAAAAGGACACATTGGTGTTCCTGAAGGTGGAGATGATGGAAATCAAGGGGAATATAATGAAAAAATCATATATTACAAGCATCCAGGGCTTCCAGAAGGAGTGTTTATGCAAGAAATTTATCAAACAGATAGTTATGGATATGATTATTCATTAACTGAGGTAAATTTCGTTAAAGGAAAAGAGAAAAAAGTAACAGTATTTGAGCCAATTTAATATGGAAAAATTAACAGGAGAACAAATAATTAATAAATTAAAAGAGTCAGAAATGACTTTAGATGATTTTGCTTATGGAGATTATAACTCCAAGGAATTAGGACTAGGTGAATCAAGTGAAGTAAAACAACATGGAGGAGAAGATGAAGGAAGTAACTGGTTTTCAGTTAAATATTTCAAAGATCATGATGTTTATATTAAAATCACTGGATTTTATGCTTCTCACGTAGGTACAGATTTCTATAGTTGGGATGATGTATTTGAAGTGAAACCTAAAGAAAAGACAATTACAGTATACGAATAAACTAAATAAACAAATGGAAAAAACAAGAGAAGAGAAAATTAAAGAGTACAAAAAATCCAATGCTGCAAGGAAGGAAAAACTTGCTCTAAAAGCTGGATTTTCAACAGGAGCTGAATATTTAGCTTCCCTAGAGAAGAAGATTAAAATTAAGAAGACTACAAAGGTTAAAAACAAGGGCATTTTCTATGTTATTGATATTCTAGATGCTTCTGGAAGTATGGCAGGAGGTAAATATACTAACTCAGTTAATGGAATTAAAGAATCAATTAAGGATTTGACAAGTAGAAAAGATGTTAAATATAGTCTAATTGAGTTTATTCAAGCTAGTAAGCCCTTAAATAAAGCTGTAATGAATCAAGATCCTTCACAGGTAAGTATGAATTTAATTCCTTTTAGTGGAGCTATTGGAGGAGATACGCCTTTATATTATACTGTTTATGACACTATTAGTAATCTTGTTGTAAATAAGGAAGACAAAGTATTAATAAAAGTGTATACTGATGGTGGAAATAATACAAAATACGATTATCAGGCAAAAGCGGCAGAAATCATTAAAAAAGTACAGAAAGAGAACTTTACCATCACTTTTGTAGCTACTCCTGAAGATTTGAGGAAAATCATGAATGATATTAATATTGATGAATCTAATACATTAGCTACAGCAAATACAGCACAAGGTTTTATGGATAGTATGAAAATGTCTAGAGGAGCAACAATGTCTTATTTTGCAAGTGCTGATAAAGGAGAAAATGTATTGGTAGGATTTTATAAAAAACAAGAAAAACTTTAATAAATAAAAAACATGAATACTAAGTTTAAACAATTAGCAGTAGGAGAAGTTTTAAGTGAAGTACAATATTACAAGGTTGTAAAACTAGCTGGAAATAAGGTACAATTGAAAAATCAAGCAAATACCGATATTGTAGTGGATAACAATTATGTAGAAAGTTGCTTAATTAGTGGTAAACAATATGAGAAAGAAGAAAAAATTTCAAAAACTGATTTAACTACTTTATTTCTAGGTAATCCTAATACAGCATTCACAGTATCATTTAATAAGCAAGTAAAAGAAACTGATGTAACTAAAGAGATTATGGATTCCTATGAGGGAGCTACTCCTAAAACAATGGAGGCAGCTATTAAAAAGGCTGTAAAACGTGCTCTAAATGGAGAAGAAAGGATTTTAGAAGGTTATCATACAGGTAGTCAAGATGAAATGGGTAGAGTACAAGTGGTTGATATGAATATCACTACAGGTAGTCCTAATAGGCTTGTAGATCCTAGAACACTTAATTATTTAATTTTAAAAGGAACAAAATACACTGTAAAATGAGTATGTCGAACACAGAAGAAATTAAGAAAAGAGGTGAAATTTATGAAATAGACAAATCTAAAATAAGGGTGAATACCTTTATTGTCACTTTCATAGATGGTAGCCAAGCTAATTGCAATGGAGAAACAATGAACAAATTAAACAAAAAATAAATATGAGTGAACAAAAAACAAATGGAATTTCAGGGAAGGTACGCGAAAGTCTTGATTTTGGGAAGAAGGTTGGACTTTTTCCAGCTAAAGTAATTGCTATTAATCCTAATAGAGAAGAGTATAAAGATTTGCTAGGAATGACTCTTTCTGATGAATCTAAAGCTGATGAATATACAGGAGAAAGTAAAGAAGGAAATGCAACAGTGAGGATTAATTTCTGGCTTGAAGAAATGAAAAGCAAACAAAAGTTTCCTGTTACATTCTTCCTGGAGAATAAGATTAGGAGTAATAAAGATGCCACTAAGACACAATATATTAATAATATCGGTGTTTGCAGTTGGAGCGATGATGAAAATAACCTCCCTGATTGGTTTAAAAAGAGAGATTATAGGCAAGCATATACAGGAGAAGAGGATTTGTATTCTTTCCTTCGTACATGGTTGGGAAAATTGGATTATAAGGATGCAGAATCTACATTACAATTGGAATGGAAACAGCTTATTAAGGGTAATGTTAAGGATTTGAAAAGTCAGCTTAATGGGGAATATACTACACCAATTGTAGCTTTAGCTGTTGTTAAGACTATTGTGAAAGAAGATGGTGAATCTAAGGAATATCAAGGTGTTTATAATCGTGGATTCTTGCCAGAATATGCTTTAAAACAATTCAGATTGGTAGATTATTCTAAACCTGATGTATTAGCAGCACTTAAGAAAAGAGCTTCTAAGGATTTAAAACCCCACGAACGCTTTGTTCTACAAGTAACTGATAGTGAGCACGGGAGCAAAGATTCTTTTTTACTTAAAGATTTGAGAGATTATAATCCTGAAGAATTTTTAGTGGGAACAAATACCCCTATTAGCTCTGATGGTAGCGATTATTAGAGAGAATAAAGATTATGTCGGATTACCTGTACCCTTGAAAAACTCGTATTTAAAGATAAGTAGGTAACCATCAAATAAAAGGGTAGGAGAATAAGTGGAATAATCTTTAGTTTAAATTGTTAAACAAAAAAGAGCTAAGAGTAGAAATATTCTTAGCTTTTTTATTATATTGCAGTCTATGATAAAAGGACGAATTAAAAAAGAGCTATCTATGGATAGTATATTGGAGAAAATCACTCCTTATGACATCTATAGATGGTATATGCCAAATAAAGATTGGAAACTAAATGATGTTACACATAGTCCATTTTCAACGGATAATAATCCTTCATTCCTTATAGGGAATAAATATGGAAACCTCTCACATATTGCTTTCAATGATACAGCTAAAAGAGGAGATTGTTTCTCATTTGTTAAACAATTATTCAATTTAGCCAATTTAGATGAAGTATTGAGAAAAATAGACTCAGATTTTGGCCTAGGAATAGGAAATAGTGAAAAAAAAGACTATAAAGCTATTGTAGGAGAATATAAACAACCAGAAATAACCAAAAGGAATAGCTTAATTC